AACTACTCAAAGGAGGTCAACCATGAACCGTTTTAAATGCCCCGCATGCGGCGGGAATCAATACACGTCAGCGGACACAGCGGAGGGGTGCATATACTGCGGACATCAGAAGTTAGAAAAGATGGATAAGTTAGAGCCGGAGGAAAGTGAGGGGTTGGAATGAAAAAACTTGAACAAGCAATAGCATATTTTGAGGATGCAATAAAAGAAAGTGATGAAATTATAGCTGAATGCAGTGAGAAGTTGCAAAAGGGATTGACAGAACAAAAGGGACATTTCGAAACCGCTTTAAAGGTCATGAAAAAGTGGAATGGAGAAGGCGATTGTAAATACTGTAAAAATCCATCTGCATATTTAGCAATCTGCCAGAACTACGAAACGAGGATATTCATTAGCGTTAGCGGTAGTTACTTACAAATATTCGATGAAGATTATCCCGGTTTCTGTGACAATCATAAAATCAATTTCTGCCCTATGTGCGGCAGAAAATTAAGTTAAGGAGGGATTAACTTGATTGAGAAGATATATAGAAACAAATACATGGCAACATGCGACAACTGCGGAACAGGACAAGAATGTAATAGCTGGTCAGATGTAATGGACTTCATGAACTATGAAGGCTGGAAAAAAAGATTGGTTGACGGGGAATGGAAGCATTTTTGCCCGGAATGTCAGGAGGTGAAAGAACCATGGCCTATAAAGTGAAATTCACGCACAGTGGCAAGAGCCGCGCGCACATCAGTAACGCAAAGCTGCGAGAAGGAAGAGAAGTATACCGGCATCCGGAGGGGTACTTCGTAGTGCTAGAGTTTGAAGGCAAGAGCGGGAAGTTCAGGGAGAGCTTTTGGCCGGAGGAAATTGTGAAAGATAAGTCATTTTTATGAAGGTGGAGGGGTTAGAATGTTAAAAACTGATTTAAATACATTTTTAAAGTTTACAGATTATATGATAGACCATATGAAAAATTGTAAAACATGTAAGTATTATTATCCAGCTTGGGAAGGTAGCAAAACAAGTGGACCCCAACCAGCTTGGTGTTTTAAGAAACGAGTAGCGCTCACAAAAAATACAGAAGAAAAAGGTTGTAAAGATTACGAAAAGAAATAAATTGAGCTTTTTAAGAAGTTGACAATTGAAAAAGTGTATCGAAAGAAGGTGATAACTTGCAATATATAATCCTGAACGAGGACAAAACTCCTGCTGAGAAATTAACAGACGGCGGTCACGCATTAAAAGAAGTGGAAGGGTTCGATAACCTAGGAGTACTCATACCCGAACCTTATATTGTATTAGATTTTGATACAAAGAGTGATGCGGAAATTATGCTCCGAATTGCTCAAGAACTCGATTTAAAATGCCTAATTATGAAAACCACAAGAGGTTATCATTTTTGGTTCAAGTCACCGGAACCTTGGAAAAATTTCAAAAAAACAAGACTTGCAATCGGTATATACGCCGATTGCAGGTCCTGGGGAAAACACAGCTACGTTGTCGTTAAAAAAGATGGTCAATGGCGGGAATGGATTAAGGTTATTCCAAATGAAGAAATAGAAGAAGTACCGTATTGGCTTAAACCATTATCGGTACCTGCTGATAGGTATAAATTTAAAGGTATGGAAGAAGGTGATGGACGTAACCAAGAATTATTCGAATACATTCTTGTAATGCAATCCAAAGGCTATAATCGAGAACAAATTCGAAAAACTATTCAGATTATTAATAATTACGTTTTCAAAGAACCGCTTCCGGAAAAGGAACTTAATATTGTCATACGGAATGAAGCCTTTAAGGATGAGAAAGAAATCCAAGATAGCATTATTCTCAACGAGTGCTTTGATGACGATGGAAAGTTTAAACATGACAAGTTTGCTGAACATTTAGTCCAGCTAATGAACATAGTTACCGTCAACGAGCAATGTTATGTTTATAAAGATGGTTATTATCAGCGAGCAGAGCGTGAAATCGACAAAGAGATGATACGCTTATACCCTCGCAGTAAGCGAGCACAGCGCGCCGAGGTGCTTGATTATATAAAAATATTGACTACCATTAGATCGAGTGATATACCGCTCCAAGAGTATATTATAAACGTCAAAAACGGACGTTTAGATGTACGCACCGAAACGCTCCTGCCTCACGACCCTGAAATACTAGACTTTACACAATTACCGGTAGTATACAATCCCGATGCGTACTGTCCGGACCTTGACAAAGTCTTAAACAAGGTATTCAAAGGCGACCGGCAAGTGATTGACTTATTCGAGGAAATGGTTGGCTACCTCCTTATAAAAAACTGCCGATTCCGTAAAGGCTTCCTCTTTTACGGCGGTGGTAGCAATGGTAAGTCGACTATATTAAATATGTTGAAAAAATTTTTAGGTGATGACAACATTGCTACTGTAGAACTTAAAAAACTTTCCGATCCATTCCTCACAGCCGAGCTTGAACACAAACTTGCCAATATAGGTGACGACATTGATCCTAAAGAAATAACTGACACTGGTACCATTAAGAAACTATTTACCGGGGAATCCATGACAGTGCAGCGAAAATATCAGGACCCTTTCATCCTGAAAAATTACGCCAAAATGATATTCTCCTGCAACCAGCTCCCCCGCATCCTTGACAAATCTCACGGTATGTATTCCAGGTTGATATTGATACCGTTTACAGCCACATTTTCAGCCGATGACGAGGACTATGACCCATTTATTGAAGATAAGATAACAACAGAGGAAGCACTCTCGTACTTATTAAATATTGGACTTAGAGGATTAAGGAGGCTATTGTATAATAACCAATTCACTCAACCAAAAGTAGTGATTGATGCTCTTGAGGAATACAAGAAGAATAATTCCAATGTTTTAACCTGGATTGAGGAAGAAGGCATTGAAACTAAGTATCTGTTAGATAATACTACCGATAAGTTGTTTTCGGAGTTTAAAGATTGGTGTACTAGAAGTGAGATAAAATATGCTTCATCTATTAAGACATTTCATAAAGATATTGAAGAAGCATATAACTTCGAGCGGAAAAGAGTACGTAATACGGAAACCGGAGGTAAATATAAATGGAAATTCATTGTTAAATTAGATTAAGAAAGGAGACAAGTAATGAAAAAATTAAGCAAATATTCTAAAAAAAGATTAGCAGGTATATTGAATTCGATGAAACAAAGATGGTATAATCTCCCAATTCTCCTTAAATATCTGCAAAAGAATGTGCAAAACTTTCTGCAAAGAATGTGCAAATAATGTGCAAAGAACGTGCAAAGTCAACAAAAGTATATAAATTAACAAAAGTATACAAGTCAACAAAAGTTGAATTTTAAACAAAAGTTGAAAAATCTTTGCAGAAACTTGTGTTAAAAAATGAGAAACTGCAACACCTGCAACGCTTCCTGCAAAGGTAAAAATCCAGTAATATCAATAGTTTGAGTATATTTATTTGCACTTATCATTTTATTTCTTTAAATATAAGAAAAAAATAAGAAGAAGAGAGAAGAAAAAAAAGAAGAGAAGAAAAAAAGAAAAGGTATAGGGGTTTTTTCTGCAACATGCAACAATTGCCAAAAATTAGGAGGTTGATAATTCAATGAATTATTTTAAAAATTACGTTAATCATATGTTGAGATTTTATGCAAGGTATCATGATAAAAAAGATATTTCTGATTTTAAGAAAAAAGAAGCTGATTTAAAAAACTGGATTACTGTTAAGACAATTCTGGACAGTTTGCCGGATGCGGAAAGAAATGTTATAATTGAAGTGTATAAGAGGCGTGATACGCTTTCTGATAATGTCTATGAAGTTAGTAAAGAACTAGGAATAAATCAGGATATTATCTGGAATATTTTAAATAAAGTTACTAGAAAAATTGCTAAGGAGCGTGAGTTAATATGAGTAACGAAAAGATTATTTGCCCTGCTGACAGTCAGGTTTGCAATATGAAAGAGGAGGATAAACACGGTCAAGGCTGCTGGTTATGTTTTAAGATACAGAATTTAAGGAATACTCCTTACGATAAACCAAGAGAGGAGGAATGTAACTTTGGCAGAGAAGAAAAAGAATGATTTGGTTGAAGTTGGTGAACAGATTGTAAAGAAGAAGCGTGGTAGTAAGTCTGCCAGCTTAGCTCATAATACAAGTGCTAAGGCTGATGATATACGACGAATAGGTGCTAGCCTGTTAAAATGGTATAACATGGAGAAGGCTGTTACGGATGAGGAAATACGAGAGAGATTGGAGATGTATTTTGTTACAACTTTGGAGGCGGGTGAGATTCCAACGGTGGAGGAAATGAGTTTGGCGTTAGGGTATGATAGGAAAACTTTATGGTCCTGGGAGGTTGGGGGTGAAGGAAGCACTCCCGTGCGTCGTAACCTGATAAAAAAAGCGAAAGAATTTTTAGCCTCATTTGACGCCAAACTTGTTCAGGAAGGAAAGGTAAATCCTACCACTTATATATTTAGAGCTAAAAATTATTTCGGCTTGAAGGATGAGGTTGAATATGTTCTCACTCCAAATAATCCTCTTGGTGAAATAAGCGATACAGAAGATATTCGTAAGCGATTATCAGAAGGAGTAGTATGCGATGATTGATAAGTTTATGTAACTTTTCCAAGCGATGTAACTTTTGCATGTAACTTTTATATATGATTTAAAACGCCCTAGATTCAATTTTAAGGCGTTTTATTATCGTCGCTATATAAAACTATTAAATGACACATAAAAAGCCTAAAAACACCGTACAGGTCGTTAGAATTGATTTTAGACGTAACTATCATATGTAACTTTCAAATATATGTAACTTTCATCTAACTTTCGTATGTAACTTTCGTCTGAAAAATGATGTAACTTTTGCATGTAACTTTTAAAAAGGAATGTAACTTTTGCCCGTAACTTTTACGGGCATTTTCTGTAACTTTTGTAACTTTTACCTAAAATATTAAGAAAATTAATTCAACGGTGAGGTGATTTAACTTATTTGACAGTTCACTTCAATAATAATAATAAAAAAAAAACCAGCTTTTAAGCTGGTTTAACCTGACTTT